ATGTCTGGTTTTTATCGAACCAATTTGGGAAGAGTTGCGCTTCAACAACGTAATATTACGTTAAATGCAAAACAAAGACGTTTACTTCTATTAATAGACCATGAAGATTTTCAAAGTCTCGATACTGAGTTTAAAAAGCGGATCGCCCCACCAGAACTGATACAACAGCTCATTGACTTAAAACTAATTGCACCTTCTAATGAAAATTATTCAGAGTTACCTGAACAAATATCTCCCCAAGAGTCATCTATAACAACTAAAGAAATACATCAAAAAAATGTTGACGAGAATAAAAGTAATGATTTAGTTGGAGAAATTCAGGTTCCTCACTCAACGTCTGCGCCTTCTTCAAATATTGAAAATAACCAACCAAGCATTCCAGTTCAACAGCTCTCTTTTGAAGAAATACAACAGTTGATGAAGCAAAGCTTAAGCCAATACTGTGGCCTTATGGCAAAGCCACTTATTCAAAAAATAGAGCAAATAAAAACACTTCAAGAACTTAAAATGTGCCAAATGCAATGGATTACCAGTTTGCAGGAATCACGTATTCCTCCTCATGAGCTAGCACATACGCTCCATTCTATTAATTATTCAATTCAGCTTATTCAGCAACGCATCTAAAATAGAACAAGCTGCTGTTTAATTAAGCATTAAACTCACTTGATACGTATTTCGTGCTTTACCTACCGGTGTTTTTTTCCTATGATGTGCCCCACACATGTGCGCTCGTAGCTCAGTTGGATAGAGTACAGGTTTCCGAAGCCTGGGGTCGTGGGTTCGATCCCCGCCGAGCGCACCAATCTATTTTATAAAATCAATAACTTATATATATTTTGGCGTATATTTGGCGTAATGCGCTATTTATCCACAGGTTTAGAGGTAATTTTGCTTCTTATCAAAGGTCCATCTTTTGCCATTATAAGTCACAGTTCCATCCAAATTAATCGGCAACTCTTTTAATGAGTAGTCATAGATTTTAAGAACATTCCCGTTCTTATCTAAATCAGCTGGTAGATTGCAAGTATTCTCCATTCTGCCAGCTTCCGAAACCATGATCATGACTTGCGACATCACAAAGCCCTTACACAAATCGAGACATTCACATTACTATTAATAGTGTGAGCTGTGCAACCTGAGAAGATTAAACACAGCAATGTGATGATCGATGCAACTTTGGTACGTTTGCACATATAAGTTACTTCTTTAAAAAGAGTGCTCGCTCTGCTTCTCGGCGACGAACTAACCCTTTCATGACTTTACCGCCTGCTTTGTTCCAGACAAGGAATTGGTCAGCAGCACCTTGATAGTCACCTTTATTCAGTTTTTTTAATAAGGTTGAATTATTAAAAGCACCTGAGCCGATGTTATAAGTCAGCGATACCAAAGCATCAAACTGATTTTGAGTTAAAGGCACAGTGACCGATTCATTTACAGTCTTTTCAAATTTAGCTAAGTCGTGTTTAAAGTAAGTCTTAGCTTGTTCTGCTGTACAAGCATCGCCCTTCTTAACCTTCACGCCATTTGGGTAAACTGTAGTTCCTGTGCCAATAGTCCAAACCCCTACACCATCGTCATAAGCTGTGAATCTTGTGCCTTCAAATCCTGAGATTAAATCTACACCAACATCACTTGTAGTTTTCCCACCTGGTGCAAGTTTTTCGACCACTTTATTTAGATCGTCTACTTGTGCTTGAGTGAGTTTACCACCTGCAATGACACGGGCAGCGTCGAAGAATGGTTTAGTTGTCATTGGATTCACCTTTCTTTTTCTCTAATTCAGAGCTACCAAAATAAAAGCCACATGCAGTTGTCATAGCCCCAGCAATGAAGCCCAATGCCGTATTAATCAGATTGCTGTTTTCTCGCGGCATATCCACAAAAAATAAAGCAATCACTAAAACAAACATCAGTCCCACTAATGCGAAAGCTAGATAAGCTCTTGTATTTTCACTGTTCATCTTTTTGCTTCCTCCAACCGTGATACTTTCTCTTTAATTAAAGACTGGTCTTGGCTTAATTGAATAATTGAAGATCCAACCCACGCACACAATGAAAATACGATGCCTGCAAATATTCCCAGCAATACACGCAGCACAGAAATTCCACCATCTTGCGAAGCTGTACGGTTTTCTAAATTGGCAACTTTTATATCAAGAGTATCGATATCTTTTTTGTTCTGTTCGCTAGTTTCCTTATGTGCTTCATTAATGAAAGTCAGTCGAGTAACATGATCTGACAACATGCGAATATCACTTTGAATGGAGTCGATTTTCTTTTCAAATCTCAACCCGTATGATTCATTTTCAGTCATGCCTTCCCCCTTTCGTTTAGGCAATAAAAAAGCACCCGAATTAGGTGCTATAAAATGTCTCGTTAATATTAAAAACTGATCTTATCTACTTCAGCTTTCGTTTTAGCCAGCGCAATACTCTCTCTAGCTTTTCTGCTTCTTGCATGACACATAGATACATGCTCTGCCAATGCTTGTCTTAACTTTTTTAATTCCTCCCCTGATAATGTGATAACGGTATTGTTGAATAATGTCCATTCAACCTCTACGCCTAATGCACTTGCTGCAATAATGCGGCTCTGAGACTTTTCATCTGAATCAAATTTATATCCATTAAATGAAAAACCACCGAATTCGGTGGTTTCTCTAATTTGTTTTATCTCAAGCCATTTATGCTCCTTAACCTGATCTAGAGTTCGAGGATCTACCCATTCTTTATCTTTGAAATCAAATATATGATGTTCAGAAGGTTGTTGAGGAATCTCTTTCCACTTTCCATTGCTATGGTACATATTCGCCTTGGGTGGATCTTCAACTGCAAAACAATCTTCAGGGGTATTTAATTGAATAGTCTCGTCGTTGCCAGATATCTGAAACAACAACTCACCATGTTTTGAAACTATAGCTGTCATTTTTTCAACTCAATTACCGTTAATGTTCTACTCGTTAATTCAAAAGGCAATGCAGCTTGATTTGATGCATCTTTAAAGTAGGAGGCTTTAACGTTGTTTACTGAAGTGGTATTTCTGCCGATCGCAACTCTAAGGCTATATTCAGCACTGCCTGAAAATGCATTATCAATAGTTGGGGGTAACGTATAAGAGCCACTGAAGTACAAAATATTATTTTGTGTATTGGATGGGGCAAAGTAATGCCGGGCAATCTCGGTTCCGTTTCTATAAACACCAACAATTAGGCTAATTAAAGAAGCCAAATCAGCTCTGGTTGTATTTCCATTAATAGAAGTTAGAACCATAAATTGTTTTAACATTATACCCCCGCTGATGAGGGCCTTTCCTCCAGATCTTGCCATAGTAACTGATGCAACCTTTCCATTTGACCATGTAAACCAAGCATTGATAGAAGATTCATCTACAAGCTGATTATCAAAATCAGGAATATTTGAGTTTGATGGGAAGGTTACGCCTATTGGAACAGTTACTGCTTCATCCTGGATTTTAAGGGTGCTAATTGCACCATCATCAATATTTGCATTTTTAACTTTAATTGAACCTAGATCAGCGCTAATAACACTTAAGTTTTCTGCCCAGATCCTATTCGCATTGATATATCCAAAACTACCATTGTCGACATACAATCCACGCGGAATAACAGTACCGTTTGGCAAAGTAACTGGAGTATTTTGCAGTGTCATTAATGGTTTAGGTTCTACATCATCAACACCGACAGGCGTACCAAACTGAATTGCATCATAATTGAATATGAAAGTTGAAGTCGTACCATCATTCATTGATCCATGACCAGAAACATGGCCATTTACATCGAACTTAGTAAACTGCTGAGCATAGATGCCATCAACACTTTCACTGACATTTTGAATAGACGCACTATTCTCACCGACTTTTGTTTGCAACGTTTCCGTTACTTTTATCGTTGAAGAAATAGCACTAGCATTTGCATTGATTTGTTGCTGAAACAAAGCATTGCTGTCATTCAATTGTGCAGACACTTGATCTGTACGTTTAGATTGAGCCAAATCACCTTCGATACGAGCAGATTGCTCGGTCCATACGCCTGCATAACCTCCTTCATTTCCGATTAAGTCAGATTCTGACCCGATAAATGGAGGATTGATTTGCGCGTAAACTCCATCAATCCTTGTAGTTTGGGCAATAACTTTGTCATCTACATTCTTAATATCAGACTTAACTTGCTCAAGTGCACCAGTTGAAGCTTTATCGTCAAGCTCAAGATTAATTAAATCAATCGCTTCAGCATTTGCCGATGACTGCTCAACTGCTACCTGTGCAGATTCACGTACAGTTGCAAGAGCACTATCATTACTTGCGATATATGTATCAATCTTTTGAACTGTTACCTTATCGCCCTCAATTCGAGCTTGAACTTCTTGCTGAGCGTACGCACGTAAATCATTTACTTCAGCTACTGTCGTATCAATACGCTTACTAAGTGCTAAATCCCCTTCGATCATTGCCGATTGAATAGACCATGTGCCAGCGAAGCCCTGATCATTACCAATTAGGTCAGATTCAGAACCAATTAACGGCGGGTTAAGCTGTGCATACACGCCATCGGTTTTTTCAGCAACTAATGAAAGATCATCTGCAACAACACGAATATCTTCCTGAACCGCCGCAAGACCATCATCACTTGATTTCTTGACCGTTTTTACAACTTCAAGAACACCTTCATCACCTGCAATGATTTGCTGTGATAAACCATCTTTGGCTTGCTGAATAGCGTTTTGACGATCAATGACTTCTTGTGCAATCCGATCTTTCGTATTCTGAATATCTTGCTTAATTGGACCAATTTCAGCGTCAATAGTCTCAATATGATCAATCTTGGTTTTAAGATCCTGATTGAGTTGAGATTCACTGATTTGATCATTCAAGAGCTCAAGAACGTCTGTAACATCGGCAGAAGTTGTCGCATGAGTCCAGTTTGACCACGGCCCAATATTTCCGATTCTATCAATCAAGCGGCCACGATAAAATTGAGTCAGATTTGGCTGCAAACCTTGAATCGTATGAGTCGTTGTTGGATAAGCGAATAAGCCCAATTGAGCAATGTTGCTTGTTCCATCTGGTGAAACTTGAATCTCGGTATAAGCTGTATCAAGTGCGCCAGTTGCAGGAAAACCCCAATTTAGGCGCATACCAAACAAAATGCCTGTTGCTTGGATAAATGCCAATTTTGGAGGTAAACCTTGCTTGCCATTAAGCTTAGTGACAACTGAATAAGTCGGTAAAGATGAAATATCCGAAGCATTAACCGCTGTAACTTTTGCTTGATAGTTACCAGCATAAATACCCGGCACCTCAATTGAATTATTACCCGTGATTGGTAATTTAATCCAACTCCCATCATCCTTGCGCCATTCAACCTGATACTTAACCGCACCTTTTGCTTGCGTCCAAGACACAACCATAGTGGCAACATTAATACCTTGATCTACCCGATCTTCGCTTGTAATAACAATATTTGAAACTGGTTCTTGAATATTGGGATTAACAATTGAAATTGGTACATCGATGTAATGAGCGCCATGATCAATTGCATCAAACTTTTTCGGATTGTACTCAAGCGCTGTAATAGTAAATTGATGTGAATCACTTTGAACTACTGACAAAACCCTAAATTTAAGCGTTGCCAAATCTTGAGCATCAATAACCCATACGTTTTGAGGTGCAATTTCATCAAAAGCTACAGAAACAGTTATGACGCGGCCTGTAATTGATTGAATAATACGTGTTTGAGCTTTCCCGTTTTCTCCATTAATTACCAGGCGGTCCCCAGCTATTGCAACAACGTCATCACGATCAAGAGTAATACTTTTACGATCTGCTGAAATTGCAGAAATGCGGCCACCGTTTGCTCTTCCAGCAAAAATAGGATCTGCAAATTCAATCACTTTACCCGGCAAAGGAATATGGCCGTCTAATCCAACTTTAAAAGTCACAGTACGTGTTTCAAGTTGTTCAGACTTTAAAGCCCACAGGCCTGCTCGTTGTGCTTGCCCACGCGATGTGCACCCCCACGCATCAAGCTCAAGTAAGCGCACCTGTTTCATTTCAGAAATGGCTTTCTCATCACGCACAAATTCATATTCAGTCTTATAGTGATTGGCTGGGTTATCCCAAGCTACTTTTACTGCATTATGTCTATCACGGGCACGTGTACCATTATGATCCGGCTCCCCGATAATATTTGCACGGGTATATGTGAAATAGGTATCTTGTGGAATATCAGCATCACAAACAATGCTATCCCCATCCCAATAAGTAATAGCTCGAAAAACACCAGCTAATTTTGTAAGAATGCTATAAGCATCTTCAGCGCTCTGAAGATAAATGTTACATGTGAAACGTGGTTCTTGACCGCCCAACCCGTCTGGTACCAACTCATCACAGTATTGGGCTAAACGGTATAAAGACCATTTATCAAGCATTCCATCTGTAATTCGCTCACCAATTCCGTAGCGCTTAGATGTGCAAAGATCATAGTAAATCCATGCAGGGTTGTTTGAATATGCGCGTTTAAAAGTACCATCCCAAAACCCAATGTATTCGCGGGTTTCAGGGTTGTAATTTGTCGGTACCTTAATTTTTACGCCTTTCAAATCAACCGCTAATTTTGCGACTGATCCACCGAATGTTTCAGCATCGTATTGCAGTGAAACTAATGCTGTATTTGGATAGCGTAATTTAGCGTCTATAACTTCAGTGACAGCCTTAACATACATTTTGTCGCTGATATATTCAGAAGTTGAATTTGGCGTGATGCGGCGAACACGAACGAGCCAGCCTGAATCGGCTTTGGGTAAGTCAATACGATGTGGACGCTCATAATTATCAGATGTTTTATCTGAAATTTTTGCTCTTAATACTTCTGACCATGCACCACCATCAGTTTGCAAGTCCACCGCGTATTCAATGGTATAGCCAGTAACATCACCCGTTGTTGGGTCTTGGTTGCGCAGTGGACCCCAACGTAAACGTAAACGTACTGCATCAAGATCAAGATTATTAAATGAACGTACCCAAGGTGTAGATGATTTAAGCTCTACGTCAATCGGGATTTCATTTTCAACTGCCGGGAAGCCTTCAATGTATTCTTGATCGTTTGTTCCGGATCTAAAATTAACAGTAACGTTTTCAAAGTTCTTGTTGCCGTTTTCATCTTGCAACGGAGTATCTTCAAGCAAAATTGATTGATAGCCGTTTGCTAATCCCTCGACTTCACCCTCCGCTAGACCAATCAACTCTTTAATATAAGTTTTAGATTGTGCGGAGTCCGGCGCAACTACTTGTTGTCTTGGTTGCTGATTTCCCTTTTTAGCGCCTTTTACCATCGCTGTCATATCAAATCCCACGCAATAAAAAAGGCGCCAAAAAGCGCCTATAACTAACTTAAAAATTACATCTGATCTTCTGGATATTGACCAGCACTTAAAACGAAGCCGCCGACTTCACGTCTACCATAGAGAATCGGTACTGGATAACCTTGAGCGGCTGTTGTAACCGCACTACCAAAACCAAAGTTTGCCCGGTTCCCGTCTTGGTTTTGATTTTGATTAGTTTGGGCTTTCGGCATGAGCATTGATGCAACACCTCCCATAGCCATGCCTGCACCAGCGCCAATTAATGCAACACCGTAAGCTGAAGACGTACCGCCAGTCATCACACCTGCAACAATCAGAACTACTCCAAGAACTAATTGTAAGACTCCACTATTACCGCCAGCTCCCATTACACGCGGGACAATGTGAATAATGTCGGCTTCAGTAGACATATCAAGCTGCTCTTCACCGATATTGTCACCAGTGATTACGCGCTTGGTTTCATGGTCATAAATTGCTGGACGTTTCTTGCCACGCTTATTGCCTGAACCTTTGCCTTTAAGAAAAATTGCAAAAGCCAACCCTTGTTCATGGGCATGTGTCATGAAGTGCTCAAAGCCAGCGATCTGAACTGATAATGCACGCATGGCTTCACGCGTATTTGCGACATCGAGCTTAAATTCACGACCAAACTTTTGGCCCAAGATGCCGTACAACTTAATTGTTTTTAACATCTCTATGCCTCAAGATTTTTACCGTTCGATCTTTCCACTGTTGGCCATAAATTTCACGTACTGACTTTCGGTTATATGGATGATGCAGAATTAAGCTTGAACCTATGCATTGCTCAGTTTGCTCCGATTTAAGCTGCCCATTATTACCCAGCCAAACAACCGCATGATTAGGATGCTCGGTACGTCCAACCCGACAAACCAACATATCACCATATTCTGGTTTATCAACTTCAAAGAAGCCTGCTTTTTCGTAATTTTCAAGGTAAAGTGATGGATGGTCTTTATCTTCCCACCATGCATCATCCCGCTTAAAATCCATAAGCTCTATACCTAATTCACGACTATAAAAATCACGTACAAGCGCATAGCAATCTTGCCAGCCATGAAAATAATTACGCCCCACTAAAGGGGCGCGATAACCGCAAGGCTCGTAGACTTGAAAATCAAGATCCGGATACGAACAAATTACCCACGGCTTTTGATGTAATTCAATTTGAATCAGATCAAGTTCCGAAGCTTTTGTTGTTCCATCTGGATGAGAGTGCACATAAGCTAAGATTTCGCCTTGATCTTCAGCACTTGCCAAGTCTTCGGGATGTATTTCAAACTGATCAGATTGTTCAGCGATATTGCGACAAGGAATATATTGCTTTTCGACAATCACCCCACAGCTTTCATGCGGGTAACATGCATCAGCATGGGCCATAATGGCTTTTTTAATTTTTGCTGTCAGTTTCATAAGACCTCACAACATGCTTGAAGCTGGGAATCCGCCAAAGGGTAAAGGCTTGTTTTTACTAAATCGACATTCACAACCAGACAATCTGTATGAGCAACGATCTAAAGCAGGGTTGTCTGTTGGCTCATCTTTCTCGGTAAACATAGCTGCCCCGGTGTAACCACACTCTTCCCCGCGATATTCCCAACTACAATAAGAAGTAATTTGACGTACAGGAATTTTCAAACCTTCAAAATCAATCGGGTTAGACAGCTCAAAAGTTACTTGCTGAGCATTTTCCGATGTCTTTTGCTCTATAAACCAAGTTTGTTCTTTAGACTCGTTTGATGCTGAAAGATTGCCTGCTGTGAAGTTTTCAGCATCTAGATATTTAGCCAAAGTAGTAATAACTTTTAGCTTTGCACCTGCAAAATCTTTAAATTGCAGACAATAAGCAGAAACAGCATGTTGAATACCGTTAATATTGTTTGCCATTGTCAATGTCGGCGCTGAAGCTTTACCTGTTGAACTCATTTCAAGGCCACTTACTTCGAGTGCCATTGGCTCAAAAACTTGTCCTTGCCAAATAATATTGCGGTTCCATACTTTTTGATCGCCAGCATCAAAAACTTTGCCAATGCTGCCAGAGTCGGCACCGATCAGACCACTTGAACCAATTGAAGAGTAGATTTTCTCCCAGTCTTGAAAAGAAATATGCCCGTGAAAACGCAAGATGCCAGCACCTAAGCCGCTGGCATCTAGTTCATACAAATGGATTAATCCATCGACATACAGCTTCTGGAAATCACTATTCAGGGTCATAAGTCACCTCGTCATAGATTGGATTTCCATCTTTGTCTAAGACTGGCACCTCGTCATAGATTGGATTTCCATCACTATCAACTGCTTGAACCCATTCAAAAACTGGCTCACCATTTTCATTAATGACTGGTTGATTCGACAAAATAGGCGTACCGTTTTGATCAGTTTGAATGTGGGTTACTGGCTTTTTATAGTTCTTGCCATCCACAATTACAGCTTTTCCTTCATCATCAAATAGATCTTCATATTTAGTGATGTAAGTCAATTGCGGTGCATATTTTACTTGCTGGACCATACGCGGTTGTTTTTCAGTACGTGGAATTTTTCTGACGATTGTCTTTTTAATACTGTTTAAACGAATGTCGATCCATCGCGGCTCACCGTTTGCGTTATTTGGGATATCAATTGGTGCATCGAGATTCGCAACAATATCGCCCTCATCATTTAGCTTTTTCTTGAATGTCTTAATTTCAAGATCACCATTTTCCAATGTCTGATATTCAACTGCACAAATCTTATTGCCATGAGTGTCTGTAGGAATTTCAATCCACCAGCCTTCTTTAGCGAATCCAGAAGAACCTTTAACTAAATAATGACCAATACCCAACTTCTCAAAAGCAAGAGGTTGTTCAGCGGCTTCATCGTTAGGTTCAATTTTATCTGCAAATAGCTTAACAATCGGAGATGCTGACTTGATGAAACCATTTGCATCCACAGTTGTATTTTTTGATGATAAGATTTTACGCCACGGCTGAAACGTATTTACATTCCAGTTTACAGACCTGACATAAAAATCGGAGTTATGCGTTATGCTTAATTGCGCACAAGCATCAGTTGAATCGTTAATATCTAAATTAATAATTGCCTGAGAATTGTTGTCAGGATAGTCTCCAGCACTTGAAATATTATTACCATTATTTTGCCAATAAAAGGCATTACCACCTCCTCTCAATGTTGATAATTTTTGACTACCTAATAGAATTGACTTTCCAACTCCAAAAGCGCCAACCTCCATCACATTCCCAGCAGCAGTACCTACATAACGACTAGCTGCATGTGTCCAGTTCGTAAAGTTTTCATTCATTTTTGCGCCAGTTGAGCGAAATGTGTCGCCGCCTGCGCCAGTCGGAGCTGAACCAAGATTAACAGTTTGAATCGTCATTTTCTTACTCGCATAAAAAAAGCCCCTAAATAGGGGCTTTAAAGGGGTTTAAATTAAGGGTAAAAAACTTGGGTGAAGGTGGTGGAGATTTGCCAAACATCACCACCTAAACAACGGGGTTGATATTCACCTGTTTTAACTCGAACTTCACCGTCTAACGGCGAATCCCACAAAAATGAGTCCGCGCCCTTGTGCTGATCGAAGAACGCTTTGATTTGCATAATTTCAGCTTTATAAGCTGTTCTTTGATAAGTCCATTCACCAGATCGGTTATTAATACCAATTGAAGTATTCTGTTCATAACCATCGCCAAATTTGCTTGATAACGTATTAAAGCGCTGAGTATTACTATTTCCGTCTAAGTCGCATTCGAAAGTGAATTTAAGGTTGCTCATAAATTGAATCCATAAAAAAACCGACCTCTAAATGGGTCGGTTTAAATATTTAGTTTCATTACATTTTCCAAAGATATGTACAGATAATCAAAGTGATAAGGATCGCAACAAAGCGCCATGCTTTCATTTCATTCATTTCCTTTAGACACCAGTTAATTAATTTGATAAAATCTTCCATATAGATTTATTTTCCTCTTACTTTCGTCGGTTGGTGGAAATGCAAAAACCCCGATGCGTCAACATCGGGGTTTTGTTTTGGAATTAAAAAACCCACTCATTCGAGTGGGTTCAAGCTAATTTATGATGGTAGCAATGTGATTTCTTTACCATCCCTGTCGTTTGGACATTCGGAATCGTTTTTCAATCTTTGCATCCACCATTGCCTCATTTTGTTTCTGATACTCTTTTAAGATAACTGTTAACTCCTTACCATCCCATTCAGAGGTAGCATCCACTTTTTCTGATGTTTTATTGATAATGGTAACAGTAGGTTGAGACTTCTCAGTTCTTCCAGAATTAATCGCATCAAATTGTCTATGCTCTCTAACTGTTGCAATTGCATCCGTTTGATTGTTTGATACATAGCCACCGTTAGCATAACCACTTGGTTTACTTTGACGCATGCTTTCAACAACGCTAACACCACCCCAGCGTTTGATATCTTCTTGCGACCAAACAACCTCACCTTTATGCACAATCCCTGCTGGAGTGTGTTTAAGGCCGTTCCCTGTATAACCACCGTCTGCAAATCCTTGCGGAGTTGCTGCTTGAATAAGAGATACAAACGTACCTGATTTAATTGTCGCGATCGCCGCTGCTGCTGCTTTTTGGTACCAAGTACCTGGCTCATTTGCATAAGCATCTGAAGCAGCTTTCCACATGTTCATACCAGCCTGCGCCAAAGCAAATGCTCGCTGACTTTCATAAAGAATGCGGTATGCACTTGATGACTCACCAAGCATATTTTTAAACATGCCAGCTAATGCCCCTGTAACATTAGCTCCATAACCTAATTGAAGACTCATTGAATCGTTTTGATATGTCGATTCAATCAGTTTCAGGCGCTCAAAGTGTTCTTTCATGATTTGTTCACGTTGTGCATTCAGAGCCACCATATCTGCATTTGGATCTTTAGCTTGAATATCGAGTGCAGCTACTTGAGTATTTGCTAAATTTAAAGATTGAGCCCTCCGATCAGTACGTGATTGGTTTAGCTGGTATTGTTGACTATTACCCGTCATATCAGCTTTAGTCTGATCCCAATTTTTACTAGATTGAAAAGCCTTATCTAGAATCTCTAGACGTTCTTGCGCCTTAGATAAAGACAGACGTTCCCGTCGCTCTTCCTCATCTTTAGTAGTTAATGCAATCTGTTCCCGTTCAATACGATACCTTTCCTTAATAGCATCAACTTCTGAATACAAGAACTGTCTGGCCTGAAATAAACGTTGCTCTCGAGCTATCTGAATTAGTGCTAATTCTTGTTGCAGTTGTTTTGCAAGTAAATCTACTGCCGCTTTTCTTTGTTCCTTTGTTAATTCTAGATCATGAGCAGCTTCAAACTGACGTTTTGCAAAACTGTCTGTTAAAAGCTGTTCTTCTGTTTTTAAAAAGTCACGGTAAGAATCTAGCTTAGACTTTGTGGCTTGCTCTGCAATTGCAATATCATTATCTGCACGAGCTCGTAGCTCAGCCTTAATTTGCTCTTTACGCTCAGGACTAAAATTAGCTTTATCAACATCTTCAAGTTTTTTAGCAAGATCATTTCTAATCTTGGTCACTTCATCAGCTACATCGTTTTCCAGTTGAAGGCGCAATTTAGCCTGATCTTCTGCCATTTTTGTAGCGTCTTGAAGTAATTTATCAAATCCCTTAGAGGTAATATCCCCAGCTGTATAGCCGTTAATACCAGCCATATAGCCTTGATAATCCTTCCAGTATTGGTTGTTATTCTTGCCAATACCTTTACCTTTTTGAACATTGCCTTCACCCGCATGATAAGCACGTACTGCCTTCTCTAAATCCCCCTTGAAGAGCTTTAAAAGATAAGACATGTACTTTCCAGCACCTTCGGCAGACTGAGCTAAATCATATCGGTCTTTTACGCCATATTGCTTAGCTGTGCCTTCAAGAAATTGGAACCCACCTGTAGCACCAGTAGTCTTGTTATATGCTCTGGCATTGCCACGTGATTCAATCATATGTAGCGCAGACAAAGTACCAGCTGGCAAATTATATTTAGACTCAATTCCAGCAAAACCATACTTTGCAGCATTAGCCTGAACTTTGGCATTAACAGAAAGCACTTTTTGCTGTTTTTCAAGCTCTTTAGTGCGCTCCTTATCCTTATTTACAAGATTATCAAGAGCACTTTCCTGACTAATAATGCCTTTAATAATTTTGTCTTGTTCAACTGTGACGCCTGCAAAACCTTTTTTCTGGTTTTCTCGATAAGTCTGTAACAGAAGCTCTGCTTCTTCTGCTGATCTACCATATTTAGTGATCAAAACCGACTTAAAGTCTGCATCCCATTTACGATCTGCAAGTGATTTATTGATGTCCTTAAGCTTTTTATTAAGCTCAGTTACGTCTTGAACTGCTCCTTTCGCACCTTGACTAACATCATTGAAACCTGCTTTTGCATTGGCACCAGACGCGCGAACCTGATTTAACTCTGCGTTTGTTTGTTTAACAGCTTTTGAGTTTTCATCTACTTTCTTCTTGCTATCAGCCAGCTGGTTAATTTGATCCGAACTGATGAACGAAAGTTGATTTAATCTATTGAAAGCTTGGTTTACATCAATAACGCCAGTTTTTAATTCTGCCCATATTCGATAAGCTTCAGCACTTTGCTTATTGTTGTCAGTGATAGACTGAGTAAGTAACAAGAACTCGTTCTGAGATTTAGATAGTTGAGCATTCTGTAAACTTAGTTGCTTTGTCAGTTCACCTTCCGCTGCTCGCTTTTGTGCACCTTCAAGCTTCATGAGTTCATCAGCTGCCATGCCTGCATAACGTGATTGCTTCTCAAGCATGTCATTGGCTTTATCGCCATTGTCTCGCATTAAAAGATATCCGGCTGCTAAACTTGCTACTGTGATGCCAATACCAACAGGACCACCAAGTAAACCTAAAAGCCGTGATCCTATCCCTACACTTGCCGCACCAGCTGCTGCTGATCTTGATTGAGCTACAGCCAATGCATCTTCAGCAAGTGCCAATTCTCTTGTAACTTGAGCCTCAATTTTCTTTAACTCAGCCATACGAGTTAATGTCGCTGTTCTGCCTTTTTCAGTAATTTGAGATTTAAGGCGCTGTACTTCTAGAGCTTTCTCAGCCGCAATAGCAGCTAAAGTTGCTTGAGTATTTGCAACAGCGGCTTGAGTGCTAATTACTTGTTGAGCAGCAGCAGCGCGCTCGGCCTGAATTGCAGCATACTGCGTTACGGTTTGAACCGCTAATTCCTTCGTTTTTGCAGCTACAGCAACACCAGAGGCATAGATTGCTGGAATGTAGGTTCCAAGCCAATATGCTCCACCAACCATCATTGCAGATGTTAAAACATCTAAGTTGCTAGCTAAAGTTTGGATAGTGCCTGCAAGAACTTGAGCTGCACCAGAACCTTTCCCTGATTCACCAACAAATTTAGTAATCTCGTTGTTGAGCAGCGTCATAGACTGCCCAATAGTGATATCGGTTTTTGCAAAAAGTGCATCTACATCTTTTTCTACATTTCTAAGTGCTTTTACAATTTCTTGAGAAGTAATTTTTCCTTCCGCTGCTACTGTGCGTAACTCTCCAACAGTTATACCCATACCTTGAGCAATTGCTTTTGCTAATGCTGGGGTTTGCTCCATTACAGAGTTAAGTTCTTCACCACGCAATGTTCCACTTGCTAATGCCTGCCCAAACTGAACTAAAGCTGCATCTGCTGCTGCTGCACTTGCGCCACTTATTGCTACAGCTTTTGATACTGTTTCAGTTAAGCGTGCTGTGTCATCCATAGTGAGATTTAATGTTTTTGCATTGTCACTAAAGCGTTGGTAAACCTGTAAAACTGAATCCCAAGCTGAATAGGTTTTTTGAGCAATTCGGAATGTATCTTCAGTTGCCTTGTTTAGCTCAACTTGGCTGCTCGTTACTAACTTGAGGCGGTTTTGGAGTCCTGTATAAGTGTCCATCTTAGAAATTGCAGCACTTACAGTAACCAATCCAGCCATGTACCCTGCTAGCTGCCGAGTAGCTACTGATAACCCATCCATTGATTTGGTGGCAAAGTCACCTTTACGCTCAATGCTATCCAATTCATTGCCTAGATTCCGCGCATTACGTTCAGCATTTTTTGAATCTATGACAATTACTAAACGAGATTCTTGTGCCATATCACTTTTCTCCAGGCAACAAAAAACCCACTCAATGAGTGGGTTTTTAAATAACTAAACTTTTAATGCTTTAGGAAATATAATCCCGAAAGCACCTTATTCCTTAATCTTTTTCATCAAAGCAGTTAAAGTTTTAACTGGTTCACTTGCTTGTCCTTTCTCAGAATAAAATGAACCTTCTCGATAACCTTTAGAAACTGTAACAATTCTGAATTTTACATTTTTAGTATTTAGAATTTTATCTATGTAAGACTTCGGCAAAACTACTACGCCGACAGATTTCCATAATGATCCACCCATATGCACTGTTTTAGTTGAATCAACTGAAACTTTAAAATTCTGAATTTCACCATCTACATTAAAGGAAATACTTTCAATTAAAGAAGATATGTCGCCAAGGCTAAATGTTAATCCAATATTTTCCGGATCTGCGCTTGTCCACACCCCACCAAATGCAACTGAACTTAAAACTGTTGGCTTATCATATACGTAAACACCATATTCTTTAACGCTACATGTAGTCCTATTATCAAAGCCACTAACCTTACATTCAGGATCATACTTGTCTTTTGCAAGAATTTGAGTAGAAACTATTAAGCTTAAAATTATTAATAATATTTTTCTCATGAAAATATCCACCAAAATTAATGGGTAAAATTTAACAGTTCAAAGAATTAAAAACTACCCTTCAAATTTCTTAATATTTAGTCATTAGATACATTTAATAGACCAAGCTTGTTTATAAAACTTAATCACAGCCTCAAAATCTCTCAAAAGCACTTCTTCTGAATATTGATGTGGAGAAAGCTTAAGTAGTGCTGGCATATAGTGATTTTTGTAGACTTCAGGATATGTCTTACACAATATCTCTCGCTTCTCATCATTTGGTACATCATGATTATTTAATGCATCAAGCATCTTATCTATTTCTTGTTTTGAATTTAGATATTCCTCTTCAACTGAAGGAGGGAGTGGTTGTATTTCAACTTGTTTAGTGCAGCTAATTAAAACCACTAATAAAATAGAGCACCCCAATGTATATAAAAGTTTTGCTAACATATTCTTAAATCTTATAATTAATTGTTTCTATTATATATTTTTTAGATATTAAAAAGCCACTCGATTGAGTGGCTTCACTACATTAAGCATGTAATAGCTTTTCAGCACCAGCGGCCAAAAATGCTGATCGAGTTTTAAATCTTTTATCTTTACCTACGTTATCATCAATCTTCCGAATTAAACGGCTAGGTAAAGTTACATTGATTTTTTCCGGCTTACCTAAATAACGGCTGACATCAACTTCAGTAACTGCCCAGATCATACCTCTATAATCTTCTTGGTCAATAAACTTACTGACATCCGATGCTAATGGAATTTCTTCTCCATCTTCAGCAAGAATTTCTAAGTGGCCAGAAATTGCCTCTTTAACGTTCTCGATAGCTTCGCCTAATGTATCGCCTGCGCTAAAACATCCTGGAATATCTGGAACGGTGACACCAAAGGCTTCAGTGTCGATACCTCTCTCAATAGCAATTGGATACAACATTGCACTCACCTCATGTACAAAATCGTACTGCGAAATAGGACTATATGAGTCTGATTGAAGCGGGTCAATTTAGACCCGCTTGCTTCAAAATGCTTTTAACAGTTCCGCTTGGTAAATCCTTTTTAGGATGTGGGATGGTAACTAATCCCCTTTTGTTTGGGTGCTTGAAGTGATGATGACTTCCTGAAACCCTAACCTCATACCAACCGTCTGCTTCAATCATTTTGATTAAATCCAGACTTTTCACACCGTCCCCTTATTAACTTGATGGTGCAATTATAACCCTAGAGTTATTTTTAGTAAATACCTCTAGAGTTATTTTTTAGAATTGTTCGTTTTTTTATGTGCCTCATCTAGAAAGAGATTATCAATTGCAAAAATACAATCATTAAAGATGTCTCTTTCTACTGGCAATTCATAGTGCTCACAGTATGCAGAGATGGCAGAAATATCCAAAGAAAGCGGAATACCCTGCTCATATCGTCTAGATCGCGAAATAACGTTATATGCTGAGAGAATAGCATTTGATGTATATGAATACTCGGGTTTCTCTATGACATTAGCATTTTGAAGATTTAAGGCTTTTGCGATCGCTGTCTGCTTCGCGTTGTAGTCGCTCGCTTCTTCTTCTGAGTTGAACTTGCACCAGTTGTAGAGTTGGAGGACTTTCCCACGACTTCATCCTTATATGAATCAGCTTCTTTCTGGATATCTTCAGCTTCTTGCTTTACGTATAGCCAAATTGAAATGCCAATATCGCCCATGTTAAGAAGCTTCGTCGCATTTTCTGGTGAATACTCAGGTTCAGTTTCAACCACTTCACCGCCGTCTTTCATTTCTTCAAAGATGACCCCTTTCCAGTCTTCTATTAGATGACATGCAGCAGCTTCGAGAAGCAATTCATGATAAAGCTTGTCATCTTTACCAGCCTTACTGACATCAAAACCTTTTGAGGTAATCTGATTATTCGCCCGCTCTAATGACACTTGATAGGGCTTATATCCAGATCCACGAATTTTAAATTCAGCGAGCACATTCCCTTCCGTGTCCGTATATTCTCGCCATTTACTGACAGTTTTGCTTGTTTGAATGGTTACTTTTAAAGCCATTTTCTACTCCAAAAAAAGCAGCCCTTAGGCTGCCATCAGTAAAATTAAATTAAGGATTTGAGTTTGGTGCCGGTGCTGGAATACGGGTAATTGTCGGTGCTTCTTCTACAACTTTATATTCAAATGATGCGTTTAAAATATCGCTGTTCCCACCACTCGGTAATGGAGCTGTAATTTCAGCTTTAGGAATAAAAATTTCGTAAGAATTACCCAGTGTGTCTGTAATTGGGACCTTCAAAGAAATTGTAGTATTGGTGAACTGTTTTTCGTACATGTCTGAAGTATTACGTGACCATGCAGCTGTGAATGAACCTGTACCAGCTGCAAGTGTTTCTAAAATCGCTCGGGCATTGATTCCTTCCCCCAGACATTTCTGCAACTTCATTGTGTTATCCCATTTGAATGAGAATTGGGTTAAGCAAGAGATTCCTGCTTGAGATACCCCATCCAGTAAGATTTCCCCAACCGATACATTAGAAAGCTTTGGACTATTATCAGCTGGAGTTACTGCACCAGCGGGTGGTGTTGAAAAGTTAGTTCGACCTAAAGCCATTAGGCCAAATGCCATCGAAATTAAGCCTGCTTCAGGAATTTCAATACTAAAGGTATTTACATGACAACCACGGAAAACGTGGTAATCATTTACGTCTTCAAAGCCGCGAAGTACTGAAAATGTTTGGCGGAGTGCCCCACCAAAAGTAAGTACATTGGATGACCAACTATTAAAAGCCGCTGCTGCCATTAAATCTTGCACAAGTTGGCTGTATTTAGCTTCGCACTTTAATTCACCAGCATATTCTGCGCCTGTAATCATTGATGAGCGAGCAATTCGCCCACTAGTGATAGACTTTGACTCTTCTTTAGAAACTGTGGCATCTAAGCCATTATCTGTAAATTCAAAAGTTGTCCGAGCAAACGGTGTCGGTGTTACACCTACCGTTGTTTCTCTTGCGATTTGTGTCAGTTGACGTGCACCACTCGACATGGCTTATTACTCCTAACTTGGCATAAAAAAAGCCACCCGAAGGTGGCCGTTAAATTTTTGGCGTAAAAAAACCGCCTTTTGGACGGTGTGATTTAATTTAAGTAACTATCTTTCATATCAATTGACTGTAAATCCAATGGTCACATTCTGCTGCACAAAATCTCCATCTTTACCTGCATCAATCGATTGACCACTCCAGCATTTCAGATGTTGAACACTGTAGTATTCAAAATGAGCAAGCAAAACATCACCTAGAATTGTTATTTCCTGGTCTCCCGTATTAGGTCGAGCAAAACACTGAATTAAGATATTACCAGTACGACGTGTACACGGGGTATCACCAAGACCAACTGTGTAACTTGGCCCCCATTTAATTGTCAAACTACACCACAAACCTTTAGTTGGAACTGTAAAGCCTGGCTGATTGGAATATTTAATTCTTTCTTGAGAAATACCTTTAAAAGCCTCCATACGGTCTACTATGGCAAGTCTAGCTTCCTCTAAAGTCATTTCCATTTTAGCCACCGTACTTTTGAGTAATGTAAGTAAACGTTGTGCTGTAGATGCCTAACGGCGCTTGATCTGACCAGCCATTTTCTAAGCGCTCAGCATAGGGTTGGTTGTTTTGAATATAAATCAAACTACCAAGTTTAAATTTCACGGCTTGAATCGCTGCATCTTGCACGGCATTAGTAGAAGGCTCTCGCACACCGTAATCACCAGATCCAATAGAAACAATATGTGAAGCTCGATAAGCTCCTGTATCAACAGGGCTTGAAACAACGAGTGATTGCACTGTATCGATAGTGATTTTCTTTACATGCTCATCTGCCTGTTTCTCAACTTCAAAACTAAAGCTTGTCGGCTTTACTCCCGTCCACCCCATTGATCATCTCCACTTTAACTTTGCCACGCAATATTCTTGTGCAAAGCCCACCTTTGCGCTTATTAACTTTATATGGATATTGGAAGCAACAAACCAAACCCTGTTCCTCATTCGCCCAAAGAACACGTTTAACTTCATTGCTATTCACATATATTCTGCGGTTCCCTTTGCCATCATTCACGCTATGGAACATTTCACTTCTCGCTTTCTTCATACATTTCAAAAAGGTCTTGAGCGATCGCTTGAATCGAATACGCTTCAAACTCTACACTCGGCTCGCGCTCACCCATTCGCCGTTTTACTATTTGCCAGATATGAACAGCCTCATGTAAAAGCAAACCATAAACTTGAATTTGATCTTTATCTGATGTATCCCCAATTTGGACAATTGCATAAGCTCCATCAGAAAAAGTACTAACTTGTGCATCCGCTCCCATATCCAAAAATTGATCAGCTTTATCCATATCTTCAAATAACAAATCCATGTGCAGTTGATTTCGAGCAAGCGTGTACTGCACATGTTGGAATGGCGAGATATACCATTCGGGCACATAATTAGGATTAACCATGGTCTACCCTTTAACTTGGCAAAGGCGTTTCTGTGGCCTCTCTACCATCAAATGAGCTATGAATAAAAATGCCATCCTCATATTTGGGATGGCATTCACAATGTATTAATGAATGGGGCTTAAGATCATCGTCAGGCACTACCTGAACGCTGTCATAAATCTTGTAAACTGACCAAGTCATTAAACTTTCCTCAACTGACATTTCCAGCTTGCACCAATTGGGTCCTGTTTAATATGCATGATTCGAAAGGTACCTTGCGCAGTGTTCCATTCATCATCAATCTTTGGCTCTTTGGTAACTTCATTCTGCAGCACAGTAGCTTTTTTATCTGTGGCCAATACTCCAAGTGTCAAAATTTCATATTGGCTATATGAACCAAACAAAACCCCACGACCTTCATACCGCTCAACAATGTCTTCTGAAGTATTCGTTTTAGGATTCCAATTCGTACTAACAACGCGGTCGCAGGTAAAGGTATAGACTGCATCCGCCAGATCTTCATTAAATGCTTCAGCGATTTCTGCCTGAATTTCGTCACGTAAGCCCATATCATGCCCTGTACAGTGGAATGCCAAACCCATTAAAGCTTGCATTTGGATCTTTCAAATCCAGCGAATCAATATAATCAATTGCAATTTGTTCATAGCTAGAAATGGCAACGGAACCGTCCTGATATTCCTTTTCAGACTCTACTGAATCAGCTTTAACTTTCTTTCGTTTTAATTGCTGCTCTTTGCCGTTATAAACAACCTTAGCAACAATACCCTTAACAATTTCACAAGCAGCATCTTTAAGCAGGGGATCTAAAGGATCTGGAACAAACCCTATTCGATTTTTCATCCAAACGTTTGCTAACTTAACCAGACGTGCTTTATCACTGTCCGGTGCAAAGTCGCTGCCCAAAATTGAATTTGCATCATCTACAGTGATAAAGCTCATATCATTATTCCTTCGGGATTAATTTAAGAAGTTCTGCTTTATTTGCGGATGGTTTATAGCCAATGTTTTTACTAGCTAAATACTCTTTTAATTGATCATTAGACCAATTTTCATAATCATTGGTTGTTGTTTCATTTGCTTGAGCCATAACAGAATCACCCGCTTCAATTTCAGCGATTCGAGCTTGCATTGCTGGAACGTTATTTTTAAATGCATCAAATTCAGCTTGGATGCTTACCACTTGTCCTTCAGCTGCCTTGGTCGCATTGCCTGCCTGTACCACAGCAACTTTTAAACGTGAATTTTCAGAAATTAACTCCGAACTATCACCACTAGCTTGTTCTAAGATTTCGATTTTCTGTTTAAGTTGAGTGTTTTCTTCCGTCACTTTAATACACTCAGCTTTTGTTTCATCAATGACCTCTTGCAGCTCTGGGGTAATTCCCACAGCGACATTTACTGTGGCCAAAGTCGTTTTTGCAGGCTCTTCCAATTTGCGAACTTCAACTGGAATATCCAAAGCTTCGTAATCATTTTGGATTTTCGGATAATCACCGAAAATAATTACTTCTTCAGCACTTCGATTCGGATGTTCGTAATAATCAGGATTGGCAATAGTTCCAACCTCTAACGCAGCTGCAGCAGCAATACGTGTATAAATTAGCTTCATGATGCATTTCTCTTAAAAGTAAAAAGAGGGCTTAATAGCCCTCTAATGGTGAGATGTTTACGAGTTAACCAGTTGTTGCGCCAGACAAGTCAAGTAATGTGCCTGCTGTCATTTTGTTGCTAGTAGCATGTTTTTTCCAGTTGGCACTTGAACCAAGTAAAGTAAGGTCAGGGTTTTCGCCTTTTGATGTATCCCAGCTATAACCAAGAATATCTAAGTTGAACGCGCCTTCAGCACGCATACCAATACCTAAGTTTTCTTCATCATTGATGTCATACGCCCGGAAGCCTGGTACTTGTGATTCTGTAACAGTAACAGCTCCCATTTGTAAACCAAATGCATCATCATCACCTACGGCATCTGTAACCAAGACTGGCTTACCTAAGGTACCCGGTAAACCGCCATAGATAACAATTTCAGATTCGCCATAAATCTGCTTAGTGATTGCATCATCAACAATATCGAAGTAGGTATCTGAGTTCATTACCCATAAACTAATACGTCCAAACTTATCGCCAAACTTACGCATACCACGTGTTAATGCTTTACGCCCATCTACAGCAATACTGCCTTTAGCAACCATATCCGGGTTACTAGAAATAGCAGCTTTTAAAGAAGCTAAACTGTACTGTAAACGACCAGCAACCAATGCATCTGCTAAATCATAACCAAGAATCATGGCAAACTCTTCAGGTGTACGTGCACGGCGTTTGAATGCCTCTTCAGTAGAAGCATAAGGACCATATTTATACGGGACTTTTACGCCTACAGATTCACCAGAACCAATTTTCTCTGGAACTACTTTGGCGATTGAATTCACATCACGATGTTTGATGCTACCGCCCACTTTGTAGAATGCTTCTTTGTTGAAATCACCTTCAATGATCTCATTACGATAAACAATTGCACCATTAGAGGCTTGGTTAAATACATTCAAATTGTCTTGCAAACGCTCTAAATAAGCAGTTTGTGCCAATTGGTTGTAGATGATCATGTCTGAGTTAACTGTTGTAGTCATAACGACTTATCTCCAAATTTTTAATGATTAGTTCGGCAGTTTTAGGAAGGCATCATTGCCATGTTCTTTGATGTAGTCAGCTTTCTGAGAAACAGACATTTCACTGCGTTTCATTCCTGCAGGCGCTCCACCTTTGCCCCCACCTTGAAAACCGCCACCAGTTCCTTTACCACCTTTAAGAATTAAGTCTTTATGCTGGTATCCACCAACCAATGACTCTAAAGCTTCATCAACATTTGCAAGTTCACCAGGGCGAACACGTGAATAAATCTTTTCGCCGTTCGGATCATATGCAACCACCTTGCCCTCTTCGATTTTGAAGTGATGACCAAAGGTCGCTTGCACCATATCCACAGGTACTGCAATATTGTCTTGAATGTACTTAGAACGAGCAAAACCACCGCCGATAAGCTCTTTATGCAATGAGGCCTCAAGAGCATCACGTTGCTCAACAATCGGAGCATATTTTTCTTCAACTGCCTTGATAGCTTCAGCTTTCACTTTCTCAACTTCACCGGCATCCACCAGCTTTTTATCGTCGAGATTTTGGATTGTTTGTAATGCCTTTTTAGCTGCCGCTGGGTCTTCAATTCCTTCAAAAGCTTTTAATGCTTTTTCGGCTGCTTCTTTGGCTTCACGATGTGTTTTAGCTTCACCATTTAATCGAGCAATTGTCGCCACAGAGTGTGCAGCATCGTGTGGCATTTCTTTGCCATCATCATGGATATAGATCGGCTTATCTCCGTCTACTTCTGCATAAACTTTACCGTCGATTGTTACTGTTTTAAGTTTCATTGGTCATCCAACCTATATATACAAAATGGGCATCCGCCCGGATTCGCCGTTAGCATCCGCTTTCGGCAGGCAATAAAAAAGCGCCCTTTAGGACGCTTCATTTCTATAAATGATTATTTACTTAAAGCTTGGCGTACAAATGCATCTTTTGCTTCAAGTAGCTTTCTTAATCCTGTGGATTTTTCAGGCCCGTCAGGAAGTTGCTCATCCATTTGCCGAGCTAAATCACCAATTGGCTTACTAACTTGCTGCAAATGTTCAGGTAAATGTTCATATTGGAAATATTGGATAATAGGGCTTGGCATTTTCTTCTCGCAAAAAAAGCACCCGAAGGTGCTATGGTTTAATTAATTTGGTCGGTTTGTTAATTCTTCTAAGCCATCGGCGCAATCTGAATTTACTACGAGTTGAAAGTTTTGAAAGCTGTAATGAACCTTCGCCTTTTAAATCAACTATCATATTCCCAACTCCTTAAACGTTTGTTCATCCAACTTTCGTAGTTGGTCCAATGTATAAAGTCGCCCTTCAGGGTCAAAGAACTTATCAAAATCAAATTTCCCTTCTTTATAGAGCTTATATCGCTTTGGCCCAAGCCACTCTTTTTGGAAAAAGTCATCTGTCTTTTTGAAGAACTCTCTAAAAGTGGTGTTGGCATCCAATTGACCTATTAACTGGCTCCGCTCTTCTTTTGGAATGTCTTTAACTCGACGTTCGTCCATCACAAATGGACGTTCACCGACAAGTTGACCATCTTTTTCGACTGGTACCAAGATACTTCGACAATTAGGATGCAACGGCGGTACCCGCTTTGCCGGATCATTTATTTCCCACACTGAACCATCTAATGAAGCGCAAAGCTTAGAAGTTCGTCCATCTAAAACGCTAACAAATCGGACATATTCAAAGCCAATTTGGTTGAAGCTATTTAGATAGGCTTGATTGGCTACATGGCTCCGTACAGTTCTTACGGTACGTTCAATATCCGTCTTGGTAACGTTTAAAATGCCATCCTCATAATTCAGCCGTTTGGTACCACGAATGCGCTGAACAATTTCTTGGTTAGTTTTGCCTGAATTAATACCATCTCGAATTGCATACTCAACCTTTTGACGGGCACTTTCAGCAATTCTGGATAGAAGATCATCTACAAGAGCGCCACCTGCCAACGGAACTTTTTTAGCGGATAAAAATAGTTTTTCCCCATCAGGCTTATTAATTTTTGCTCCATAGAGCTTAGCTACGTAATTGGCCTCATAAACAGCCAGCGCCGTAGCAGAAACGGCAAAAGCTTCAGGTAATGCTAAATTAACACTGGCAAACCATTGGGCAATCAAATCCCTAATTTCCCTTAAATTTGAAGTTGTATATTTACCACCAGCTAAAGCAACTTTCTCCGACTCATTAAGCTCATCCAATAAATCCCGAAGCTTAGATAGCATCTTGCTCGTATCATCATTGAATAAAGCCAATAACTCATTTACCGTTTTTGATGAAGCACGATAAAGATAGGCCTGGTGCTGAGTGAGTGCTTCAAATAGTTTTTTGATATCTGTTGCCATCTCACTCTACCTTTTGATTTAAAGTCCCATCTTGCTCTGCTTCAACATTCTGAAGCTCTTCTTCATATTTTTGTTTAGGGAACATACCTGTTTGGTTGTATTCCCACCATGATTTAAATGAAGATCGGCCTTGTAGAGCTGCTTCAAATAACTGTCGAGCTAACTCAGCTAAATAACCCTGTTTGTTAAATTCTTGGCTGATTTCGAACATCAAATCATCTTTAGTTAGAACATCCACATTAGGCGTTACAAACTTAGCAGCCCATCGTAATGCTGCTGACAAGGCTTCATTCATATTAACGACACAGAGCGAAAGAACTGAATGCTGAACGGCGTCATCACTATTCGCTTCGGTAGCGGTCTTTTTACTTCCCGAGCCCTTCTCAATTAAACGCGCCCCCATCTCCTTCATTTTTTCCCACTTATCTTTCATCGCTTCCCGGGCAAGAGTATTAGGGTCGGCTTGTACAATTCCTAAACCACCATTTTCAGGTAAAGGCAAAAGTACTTTCGCTCCAATGTAGATGCCACGTTTCTTGGCTTGGTCATACCACTCCCAATTAACACCCTTCGCATAATATTGAGGTTGCCCCATATAAAAAACGGACTCTTGAAAGTCCGCACTGTCTCTGTAATGGGCTAAATTGAGATTAGCCAAAGGAAGTAATGGTGGCTTTTTAATCTCTTCTGAATTATCAATTGCACCTACAAATGTAAAAGGTATATAGGTCCAGAAATTCCCGTTGTAATCTGTTGGAAACTTCTTCTCTCCGCCAACCCAGTTACCCTTTTCACCCTTTGTGTACACCTGAACGGAATAAATATATTCCCCATTTCCCTCTTGCTCTAAACGAAGTACACGATATTGCTCTTGTTCGGTTTTACTAAATCCATCAGCACCGCGCTCAGACTTAAATTCACGTATAACCACTAAGCAAAGCTTTTTCTGGTTATCGATCATTACTGAATCCCAATTCACTACATCAAGGGCATTTAGTAAATGAATCATCGGATAGGCTTTTTGTGCTTTAAATTCCGCTAGATTACGAGCTGGTGGCACATCAGGATAATCAACATATAAAGCGCAACGATAATGCTTCAATAAATGGCGAATTCCATTTTGAGCCAATTGATAAGCACTAATGCCTGCTCCATTCGCATTACGCTCTAAATGAGCAAGCTCGGGAGGAAATTTAAAACTTGGATCTGTTGCAAAAGCTGCTCCAACTAAACTATTTGATGTCGTCCCTGTTACTTCATAAAAGACTGCACGGGTAAGATAAGCCTCATAAGCACTTTTATTTGCAGGTGACTTATCATGTGCATTTGGCATCGGCAAATATTTTTCACCTTTAGCCTTAACTGCATCCTCACCTTCACAAACATCATCAAGTTTTTGCCAGTATGGCAAGTTTTTAACATATTCAGGATGTTGAAAAGTTACATCACTCATCGTGCAAATCCCATATCAGCGAAGAAGGTTTCAAATCCTTCATGTAATTCATTAAACGCATCTGAAGCTGCATCCACTTGGTCGTCATGTGTACCGTTAGGAAAATGACGAAGCTCATCAATAAAGTCCTTATTCCATTCACCTTTGAGCATACGTACATTTCCCACGTTAACTTGGGCCGCAAATGGTTGTGCCCGTGTAAGCTTGTCACCTGAAATTGGCTTAGCTATCACGCTATAACCCGCAAGAAGCTTCACAAATGAACTAGCTTGCGATTTACCAGCTTGACCAGGATCTTGTGGTAGACGCACAGAAACTTTTTTCCCATCTATTTTTGCTGTTTGTTCTAAGCGCTTATTCACATTGTCAGGTCCAAGCTGTCCTTTAGTTACATCGACAATGTAAGTAAAACCATCTGCGCCTAGAGCTTCTCGCACACCTACTGTAAAGTCGCCCTCATTTTCGGTAGCCCCAAAATCCCAAGCCCTAACTTGTTTCAATACATCCGCAGGCAAAGCATCAACAATTTGAATATTGTCGGGCTTAAAAAAACCGCCTGCTGGCGGTGATGGCATTTGTCGGTACTGCCCGGCAAATACATATGGTGCGGCTTGCTCCATTAGCCTCAATTTTTGGATATTGTGTTTTGCTGGCCACAGTGCGGATCCATCTTCCTGAATAGCTGAAAGACATAGATGCTCCCACACTTCACCGTTACCACCAGCTACAGGAATGCCGTCTTTTCTATCACCTAGCAACCATCCAGCTAAATCATCTTCATGAAGTCGCTGCATAATCACAATGATCGGCGTATCTGGCGAGTTAGTACGCGATTCGAGTGTGTTCTGAAACCAATCAATTACCCCTTCTCGAATAGTTTTTGATGAAGCTTCATGTGCTTTGTGCGGGTCATCAATAATAATGCAGCCGCCAAAGCCTTTACGAAGTTTTCCTGCACCAAAACCGGTAATCGTGCCGCCTGTACCAGTCGCATAGCAGACACCACCTTGGGAAGTTCTCCAGAAGTCTTTAGCCTTACTATCATCACGCAATGTAAGCTCGGGAAAGACTTTTCTATACGCCTCTTCTTGCACAAGGGTTCGTATTTGGAAGGCATTATTTGCGGCAAGCATTGCCGAGTAACTGATATGAATAAACTCACAGTCTGGATTCTTACCAAAACACCAAGCCATGAAGTTAATTACAGCAATTTCAGTTTTAGAATATCGTGGTGGAACGTTAATAATTAACCGCTTTATCTCTCCGCGATAAACTTTCATTAAAGCTTCGCAGATTTCTAAGTGGTGCCAATTTTGCATCCATTTATAACCACGGCGCTCCTTAAACATGTACCTTGTGAAGAAATATAAATCTTCTTGCGCCTCGATCCGGATGGCTTTATCCCGAGCCGCATCAGTACTCATCTAAGACTTCCCTCCGCGCTTTTAAGTAATCTTCCATTGGAACTGGAATTTCTGAATTAACTGTTTGGACTGGTCCGCCGTCTTTGCCTGTAATTTCTTGGCGATTAGTAAATTGTCCACCAATATCTTTTGCAGCTTGTTCTAGAATTTTTAGCGCTGTTTTAACGTTTCTAGTTCTATCAAGCTGTCTTTGGTATTGCTTCAGACGGTAGTACTTATTAGCAATAGGAATATCAATTAAGCCTTCATCAAATTTCTCTCTGGTTGATTCAAAAAGCTCAACAAATTTCTTGCTTAAGTTTCTGCCCGAATATTTTGTTGGATCATAGCATTCACATTGGCTACGACTAATATCAACTCCAAACTCTTGCTTGACCTGTTCAACCACTTCTTGAGGGGTATCACGGCATGCAAGAGCTTGAACAATAAATATTTTCACAGGCTCTTTTAGTGCTGCCATAAATTCCCCTTCGTACAGCTACGTACAGCAAACAGGACAAAAAAAAGAGCCAAAAGGCTCAATTGATTACACAATTTCCGCAGCATCTTGAAATATCAAGATTCGAAACAAACGGCGGATTTTTTGCGACTTCAATAAGTCGCTTAACATTTTTGCTTGGTCCATAACGTTTAACTACGCCAATAAACTCTTCAACGTCATGACCTGCAAGATAGTGCTTAGGAAGACCAGAACTATCGCTATAAATGATTTCGCCGTCTTCGTCCTTCATCACACCAATGTGATAAAGCTCATGTTCAAGCAAGTAACAGAACTCTGTATCGTTTGCACGCTCACAGAAAGAAGCGTCGACAGTTATTAAGTAAGTTGGCACAAAGCCGAACCAGTCACGCATCTGTTGCTCTTGTCTAGCTTTACGCCAGCCACCAACATTGAACATGACTTTTTCGCACTGGCCTAACACCATAGCTTGCTTGCTTTTATATGCAGAAGAAGCCCAAGCAAATGCTAGGAACTCTTCATTATCATGAAGCAACTCAGCAATATGGTTATGATCAGGGTTATGAAGTGGTCCACCTATAGTTAAGTAATTAGCCACAACCCATTTCTTTAGGTCTGGAGCCGGTATTAAACGAATTGCTTCCTCTTCTTCGGCCTGGTCAATAAAATCAGTTGGTGGGAATGGTCTGATCTGTTCCATCTTCAATTCTCGCTAATTCGCTTTTAATCCAGTTGATTGCATAACCTGATTCAATTTGGTGAGGCTCAAGACGCTCAAATACATAACCTCGGTCTAGTGCTAGATCATACTTATTAAATGAATTTGCTATCTTTGTGCCACCTCGGCCAACTGCCCACGGACTGCCAGCAATTTCTATAAGAAGATTCAACTTCACAATATAAAAATCGAACCGCCAATTTTTTGTTGATTCAAATTGAAATTTTCTTCTATAACCAATTCGATGCTCTTCTAGTTCTTGAAATAAGGTTTCTTCGGCCTCGAGATATTTTTCTTTAGCTTTAGGCAGTGGTCTGGATTTGGGTTTCGTTTTGAGCTCTTTTTTTTGTGTAAGCCAAAAGTACTCTTTATCATCCATACCTCTAGCCTCTTATAAAAAGCCCTCTGGCTTACTGTTGAGACGAGCAATTAATTTATGTTGCTTTGCTATGGCCAAAAAAAATCGCTCATCTAGGTGAGCGATCTGTTCTGTATTTAAACCTTTTGTATTGCAACTTCCCAAATGGTTTAGCTCTATTTGAAGCTGTCTAATCTCATTCGTAATTTTTTGAAATTCAGTCATACATACTCCAAAAAGAAAAAGCCCCGCCAATAATCGATATTTAGCGAGGCCATTTGCGCCGTAATACGTCCGGCAAACGATAAAACTAGTTTTTAGGTGCTCTAAGGATATTTAGAACTTTCTCAGACATATCATGTAAGTCAGATCCAATTGGCAGCCAGAAATGGAACACCGTATTGTCGCGGTTAAAAACTTGCTTGTAGTACTCAGTTTTAAAAGATGGGTCGATATCTGAAGCTTTAAGCAATCTTCCTTCTTTTTCTATCTTTTGCCCATCCAATTCACCACCAACACAGATATTCATTTTAAGTACCAGATTTTAATTAGACTGGACTATAGCACAAAATAAAAAAGCTCACCGATTGGCGAGCTCTTAAATTCATTCTGGCGATTACTTTACATTTCGCCCATTTTAGAAATCTTTATACTCAAGTGTATACCCAACTGTCAAGCACAAGTTTCTTGAGTATCAGGAAGTTCAAAACGAAATGAACGAGAAATACGCGATCTAATTTCATTTTCCCATTCTGCAACAATAGATTCTCCAAATAACTCAAACTTTTGATAGCTTTTTATGTAAGCAGTCTTAGTGGCAACAATTCCTGCAATTTTCATTTTTTCATTTAATGTATATGGACGCTTGCCAGTTCCATTACATTTTTCGCAAAACTTTGCCCCTTCAGAAAAACCTTTTGAATTAAAAGTTTCGAGTTTTCCTATTCCTTGGCATCCTCCACACATAGCCTTAACAAAAACATGGCCACGTAAAACAACCTCAGCAATTCCTTTTGCAAGATTAGTAAGATCACCTTGGGCATTAGTAGGGGTAAATTTTTTCTTTACCATTTCTTCATGAATCTTTACCGCTAATTTATTTCGCGCACGGAAAAAATCACCGGATTTAATCTCACCACGAACAAACTCGACTTTACCCGGTATATCTTCAATACGGCGCTCGGTTTGAAAATTAAAATCATACTTACTGTAAAAAGTTTCAGTCTGTTTTTGTGCTGGGGTAATTATTGCGATTCGCTCAAAATCAACCTTTTCAATCAAGACAGTGGCCCAAAGCTTTGCAGCTGGTGATAAAAGTGCTAATTCACCTAAAACAACATCTTTAGAAATTTTCTTACCTTCAGCTTTGCCTTGAGCAATAGCAAGGCGAAGTAACTCAATAAAATCAAACTTTTCAACCAACATAATCGCCTTCCTATTTACCCTTAATTAATAATTCAATTTGCTTTAATGCCATACCGGACTTAACTTGCTCTGTGCTGAACCATAAAACTGTAAAACCCATCATTGCTGCGGAGTTGTATTTCTCCATATCCCCTATATAGCCTTTGCCCCTTGTATGGCGGCCTCCACTCCAGATCCCGCCTTCAACCTCAATCAAAATTTTTGTACCAGTAATCAGAAAATCAGCTCTCCATTTGCGTTTTGGATGGAACTTATATTCCTGTTCAAAACCGATCTTGCATGCTCTTAAATGCGTTGCCAGAACCATTTCACCCACACTTGGTTGTCTGGCAATTTGCTTTGCTGAACGCCGCTTTTTATTTTTCTTAATAGGAAATAACTTACGGTATTCAGCAATGCTGACTGATGACATCAAGCACCACCTTTCAGCAAATGGTCCAATTGATTAGCAAAGCAGTTATAAACTCGCGCTTTATCCTGATCACCTAAAAGGCTGGATGAATGAGCATCTTGTTTATACTTCTGAGCCAGTTTTTCAATTGACTCACTTAGTTCAACCAGAGTGCTTTGCTTTTTACCGCTGAGTGGTTCAATTGAGCGTGATACGTGGTCAGCCATTTCTTTTTCCATCTGATCGAAGTAACTTTGACGTGCTAAATCTCTCGACTTGATTAGCTCTGGTGAAATAAGCTTTTCCATTTCACGGCGTTGCGCTTCAATCCATCTACTGTCCATTATTTGCGCCCTCCGCATTAAACTTCTTCGCTTGGTCAAGTGCCTTCTCTAATTGAAGTAGCTCGTTGTAATCAGTATTAGATAGCCCACTCCGGTTATATCGGCCTCGTAATTTTTCGTAGCGAGCCTTTGCTGCGTCTATATCAAAAGTTTCTAATGGTTTATTCATGACTGGCCCTCTTTATAACTCTCAAAGAAAAACTTCACTGGTTCAGATTTGATTTCAATCAGCCCAAAACGAAGCAAATGACGAGCATGTGTGCTATCGCGTAGTAGCTGCACATCCCGATAATGAGTCAGCATTTTTCGCCACCCTTCCAGCGGCATAGACGATTTGTTTGTATTGCAAGGAACACATGCAGGGTTCATGTTTTCTAAAGTGTCGTTTTGCGGTCTAGTCATTTCACCCGTAATTAACTTTCCACCACCCACATGAATTAAATCTCGCTTCACTGCTTCGATATGGTCTGCATGCCACTTATCGCCAAGCAACTCACCACAGTAAGCGCAATGTCCACCAAACTTTTGTTTTAGCTCAGCACGTTGCTGTTTAGTTAACTTCATCGGCTATGCTCCACTTTCATACCGTCAAACTCTTGATCAATTACGGCCATACCGCGCACTACAGCTGCTTGTGAAGGAAGCTTCTTAAAATCAATAGTGTTTACTTCATGGCAGTGTTTGCACATAAACTTATTTTTCTTTTCAAGCTTTGCCTGTATTTCACGGACCTCTGCCAGCATTCTGTTATTACGTTGGGTGACTTGATTCAATTGGTCTAAATATTTGGCAATCCATAAAACAGGGTTTAATTTCGTGTTGCAGTCAGTGCATAAAACTTCACTGTCTTCTTCAGAAATTTGGATATGGCCATGATCACATTCACTAATTTCACGCTTGCGTGTGAATTGAATAACCTGCTTGTCTTTATCAACCTGAATAGTTTGCACATCATGAAAATGACTCATTTTTCACCATCCTTAAGCACTGGCTCTACATATTCAGGACGTTTCTCAAGTGAGTCTTTCCAATCACCTCTGAAGGGGTTTTGGCGTTTCGTTAAGTTAAAAAACGCTGAAAGATGAGATTGGTTTCGCCATGCATTACCAACAATATGAGGCTCAACCAACCAACCACATGCCATCCCATCCTCATCTGTTGCCATAAAGTTGACGTGTGCAGGAATTACAGACCAATCATATTTTTGTTCCAAACAATGTTTGATAGCGTCTTCAAGTAAGCGAAATTGTTTTTCTGCTACCCCGTCTAATAGAACAACCCAATCAAGATATTGGTTCATACGGATACTGCGATTACCAATTTTCAACCAGTCGCCATCAACAACAACTTCAGCCTTAATCATCATTTCACCTCATCATGTTCTTTACGCGCCAACCACCACAAAACCACTGCACCGCTAAGAGCAGCTGTAAAAAATGAAATGAGTAAGCCCCAACCTATAATTTCGAATTTATTCATGCTATTTCTCCAAATAGATCCGGCTGCATGTCTTTCTCTTTAACTGCCTTAGCAATACGTTCTTGTGCAATTTCAAAGTACTTTTGCTCTTGCTCAATACCGATAAATGAACGACCTGTATTTACACAAGCAACACCTGTGGTACCGCTTCCCATTGTGTTGTCGAGTACTGTTTCGTCCTCATTTGTGTAGGTGCGAATCAAGTACTCACAGAGAGCTACAGGCTTTTGTGTAGGATGAAAGTTTGATTTCTGCTTATCTCTACTGATTAGCTGGACTGAACGTGGGTACCGCTCAGTTGAGTCATAAGCTTTTATGTTTACCTGCTTACCGTAATGTTCGGACCAAATATCCTTACGCTTTGCTGTTTTCCGTGGATGCCCAAAGGTCTTAATTGGGTTAAAAGTTGGCTTTGACTTATAAAAAACCAAGATATTTTCATGTGCACGTAGTGGTTGAAAATTAGCATTAAAGAACCCAGTAGCTATAGGCTTTTCCCATATCCACTCATAGCGGAATAGTTTTAGGTTTGATGTTGCAAGTACTGCTGTGAATGGTTGAGCTGCAAATAAAACAATTGCTCCATTCTCTTTAATTACACGTTCGTATTGTTCCCAAAGTGGCTTGAATGGAATAACTGCATCCCAACTGCAGCAAGTCGTTCCATATGGCAAATCACAAAGAATCATATCCACAGTACCTGCTTCAATTTCATTCATGCGTTCAAGACAGTCACCAAGCATCAAAGCTATTTCACTTTTCATGCGTTAGCTCCATCAATTAACCGCTGAATATTTTTAGGAATTGGCATACCTTCACGGCGGCACATCTCTGCATATTCATGTGGATTGTCAAAAGGATCTGGCCCTAATTCTTTTGCAAATTCAGGCTCTTTTTCTTTTGCCTCAAGTTTTTGTACTGGTGCAGTTTTACGGCCATTAATCTTTAATCGTTCCATCAAAGATTTGAGATGCTTTTGCGCTTCGTCATTGCTCACAGGAACGTGTTTAGGTTCTTTGTGTTCTAGTTGTAGCGGTGGGGTGTAAAACTCTTGCTGACGGCCCTTTAACTGCGCTTTCGCCACCATGACATTGTATGTACCAAAGAAATTATCTTGAGCTGCTCGCATTTGGCCGGCTTCGATCAAATACATAACCTCGTCTAAGGCGTACTTAGTGATTTGGGTAATAACCACGGAACGGTCAGTTGTAAACTTACATGCGCGAGACCAAGCTTCTTCTGGAGACATCCAACTTTCACCGATACACCAGGTGCGAAACTCGGCAAATGACGGCATAAAGCGTCCACCTGCTGTAAGTAATCGAGCAAGTGCGTTGTTAAATTGGTTTTGTTGAACGCCAACCAGTGTTTTAAGTGCGATTTGCTCAACCACTGACAGAGGAATTGCACTTTCGCCTGTTGCTGGAAATTGCTTATTGAACTGAGCAGCGTAAACAGTGCGAAGAGAAGCGATTAATTGACGCACTTCGTTCAAGGTAATCTCATGCATGACCTACCTCCTCAATCATTGGAAACTTTTTTGCTGGGGTTACATCCACGATTTGAGATTCGCTCTGTTCTTCAAAAAGATTAGCGAAGTAACCCGACTCTTGTGGTTTTTGACCGGTTGAAGTGATTTGCTCTTGTTTCTTGCGGTTTGCAGCAACTTGTTTCTCGTTGTTTTGAACCCAAGAGAACCACTTAACCAACCAGATGCTTGGTGTATTCAACGAACTTGATTCGTTTGCAAAGTACCAGTCACCGAAATTTTGAATCATGGTTCTCAAGTCGATTTCAGGTACAGAAACAAATCTTTGTTGAGCAAGTGAGATGAAATCGTATTGAAACTCTGAGTATTCAGAAATGAATTCACGCATTGAGTAACGCTTGTGATCATCGATCTGATACTGAGCAAATTGAATTGGGGTTAATTGCGAATTTTCTTCACGCGCATTACTACTACTATCTATATATTGGTTATCGGTTAACGGTTTATGGTTAAGGTTTTTTTGGCTTTCACTTTCAGAACCCAAAATTAACCCACTGGGTTTTTGTGGGTTTTCATAATTAACCGAGTCGCCTTCACTTTGGTTTTCTTTTGGTTTTTCCTTACGTGGACGCCCACCTTTCTTACCATTTTCACGATTTTTATCCCCTACTTTTTGATAAGCGGCGATTTCTGAATCACAACGTTTGTTGTGAAACCCGTCTTCCTCTTCCACAAAAAACTCTTGCAGCACAATTAATACTGCATCCCTTTCTTCTTGGGTATTTGCACGTAACCGACGAAAAACCGACTGGGTTTCTTTGGGTAATGGTTTTTCATTCAAATAATAAAAATCGAGAGCACGGCGATAAAAGCACTCTTCAACTGGGCTAAGGTGCGCTGTAGCAACCATAAAGTCGCTGATATGGTGGAGATATTTATACATCAGTGACTGCTCCTAATTTTACAAGACCGCGCATTTCCAACTGACGAATAATTCTTGGAGGAATAAATTCGTTGTTGATTTTGTAGCGAATACGAGACTTTTCTTTCACCTGAATTAGTTTGTGCCCATCCTCCATGAGACGGCGAACTGCTATAGCCTGCCCCCCCATATGGGTTAATTCTTCAAGTTGATAAAATCTTTCCTGAGCCTCAATTGCGGCATTCATAACTGAAAGTGGCATAGCTGCTAATTCTTTAGCCGAATAGATCTTTACTGGTTGTTCCAGTGGAATTACCACCTCTAGCGGTGTGGTGGAAACGGAAATATCCTGTTTTCTTCTTGCTGCATATCTCACTTTTCACCATCCTTTGGCTTAACATAGCCTCCAAAAGAATCAACCAAATACGCCTTGGTTAAGCTAGTTACAATCTGTTGTGCTAACCACTGCGTTATGCGAAATTGACGAGCCATAGCCTCTGAAAATTCAACTTTGGTTACCGCCGCATTATTTTCGTCATAACCTTTGTTACGTAAATTTTGCTTTTTCACCTCAAATAGGTGCCCAAGCACTCGCAATGCAGGCTCATAAAAAGATTGGATTTCACTTTGCTGACGAGAATCTTTGATTTGCTGTGTAAAGCTGCTCATGACACCTCCGCTAATGCTTGCTCAGCGCTTGTTAGTCGGCGTTTAGCGTTAAGTTCTGCAACTGTTGCTGTGCGGATTTCTTTTGAAGAAACTAGAATCAAATGTTTCTCTGATTTGATGGTCCATAAACTAGTCAAAGTTTTGTTTTTAACTTCAAACAAATCATTTGATTTGAAAGTACGGCACTCTTTAGTAAGCACTACAACGTCACCTATTAAAAAATCTGGTGAGTTGAGTTCGATTGGTTGTTCTGATAAATTGTTTGTGTTCATTTGATCCACCTCAATTGAATGCCTAACCACTCCTGTTCGCGCAGGTAGTGGTTTTTTATTTGAATAAAATCCGCATGTATTCAGGTGAAGTGAATGCATGTGCTAAATAAACTCGCGTTGCTTCTGCAATTTCAGGTGAGCAATACACATCACTTTCTTGCACAACCTTCAAACCAATGGCTGTCAACAAAAAGCTAATAAACTCAATCTCAGTCCATCCATTTGATTTCTTTTCTGTTTTCATCCGTGAAAGGATGCTCGCATCGACATTTATCATTTCTGCTACTTGTCTTTGGTTGCTAGCGTTAAGTGCTTGCAATATGAGAGATTCGTTATTGCTAGCGCTTGCAGGCAATTCATTTAATACTTTGCTCACGGTTAAGGTCCTAAGCGATTAATGATCCAAGGTTTTTGCTTTTTGTCGTCTGGGGACGAAGTTCAATCCAAATATCTTGATAGTTATCAGGGAAAAGCTCTTTTCGCGTTGTTAAACCAAGATCTTCAGCAATAACTGCTAGCCTGATTTTTCTATCAAGGGGAATAGCTTTCCATCCACTAACTGATGACGGAGCAATCCCCAGAAGTCTTGCTACCGCTGTGACACCACCTAGCTTGTCTATAAGTTGTGCGTCATTCATAACGTGCTCCTAATTTTTCTTTAATTATTAGGTATTCCTTATATTAAATCAATAGGAATACCTAATTTTATTTATGTTAGGATTTCCTAACATTGTGAGGATAGTTGTATGAACACTCTTGCTGAACGACTTAGATATGCCATGGAAGTATTGCCACCTAAAAAGATCAAAGGTGTCGAACTTGCTCGTGCAGTCGGAGTAAAACCTCCTTCTGTGAGTGATTGGCTATCTGGTAAATCCAAAAAAATGGAAGGAGAAAATTTATTACGTGCTTCAAAATTTTTGAATGTTAATCCTTCATGGCTAGCATCTGGAACAGGAGAGATTCAAACAAGCACTAAGGATAAATTTAAGCAACTTGATATCGAGGAATTTAAAAAGAAATACAATATTAGTGATAGTGATGAAGCTCTTTTATTTTCAACAATTATCGAAAAACCGTTTATCCCATCATCTAAGCGTTGGGTTCCTGTTAAGGCTTACTCCAAGATGGGCATGGATGGCTATTTCACAGATATGGGTTATGAAGGCAATGCTGGAGATGGGTATGTTCCAACTCACTCAGCAGGACCAAGAGCCTATGGCATTAAAGGCACTGGCGACTCAATGTTTCCAGCAATTCGTAATGGCTGGTATGTTGTATGCGACCCTGATGCAGATCTTGTGCCGAATGAGTTTGTTCAGGTGTGCTTGAAGGATGGAAGATGCACAATTAAAGAATTTGTCGGCATTAATGGTGGGGTTTTAAGTTTGCTTTCTGTGAATGGTGGTGAGCGATTTTTCTTTGAAATGGACGAGGTTGAAAGTATTACCGCTATTACAGATATCGTGCCGCCAAGTCAGCACAGACAAGAACATCCTTATTCGCATTGATTATAGAAAGCTTTACAAATGAAAGGGAATTCAGGGGATGCAAAAAATTGAAATTAATTCCCGTAATATCAGCCACGTTCTTTATCAACACTTCTTATTAACAGTAGTACTTAGGACAGGTGAAAGGTTTATTTACAAGCTTTTGGAGGCAAGTACCTTCAGGGGTTTTGTTGATTCAGCAGACAAAGACAAATTTTATAAAAGCCATATTGAAACGAACAAGAAATTTAAACGAATTCAGCTTCTTGGATAAGTAGCAATAACCTGAACATAGTTGTTTATATAAGCAGTATTACAAAGTGGATGACAAGCAATGATTTCAAAAATACTAATTCTTTTGATTGCACTACTACATGTTTACATTTTGATTTTGGAAATGTTTTTTTGGCAGACACCCAAAGGATTGAAAGCCTTTGGTAATACGCCGGAAAAGGCTCAAATAACTAAACCACTCGCACAAAATATGGGTCTCTATAATGGTTTTTTAGCTGCTGGCCTATTGTGGGCTGCTATTGCTCCGGCCGAACTTCATCAGAGTTTAGCCTATTTTTTTCTTGGCTGTGTTTTGGTTGCTGGTGTGTACGGTTCAATCACAGCAAGTCGAAAAATCATATTCATACAAGCCGTTCCTGCTCTAATAGCAATAATATCGGTAGTTTTGGGTTATTAAAACTGCGAACCCGATGCAGTCTTTTAAAATTTATGGGACTGTATCGGAAATTTAAAATAGTAAGTCACCAGTGACTTAAAGCCGCTATATGCGGCTTGGGTAAGGTTGTTAGTTTGTATAGAAATATATAAATTAAAGTGAAATAAATCATAAGTTTCTATTTTTATAGAATTTCCTTGAAAAATGGAATACAAAAAATAGTTATCTTAAATCAAAATTAATGTTATCTTATGGGTAAGTTACCATTATGGTAAGAATTGTATTAAGCAAATATGGTGATTCACCTCCAAGTGACTCATCATCAAGCAGGAAAATTCAAACCCAAGGACCTTTGAATCCACCGGATGAAGTGCTTGAGGTTTTAAAACGCAGTTTACCTAAAACGATGACTCGTAAGAGTATCGCTGATCTCCAGCGTTTAGGTTTTGATGACCAAGATTTGAAAGTTTTGATTATGGATACCTTACAAAAAGGTAGATATATTGACTCTGAATGGTGTGAAACTAGCCCTGAGAGCCCATGGTTCGCATGTGATAGTTATGAGCTTAACCGGAAAGAATATAATGAATCCTCTTACAAGGATCTGGATGTATATTACTTCTTGAAGTTCTGTATAAATAAAGCTGGGAAACTAATATGTACTTTTTCATGTCACTTAAGCTACTAGGTACACGTAAATGACAAATAGAAAAATGGTATGCCCAATATGTGAAATGGGTACTCTCAAGACTAAAGTTGAGAAAGAGCTTCACACTTATAAGCACACTTCAGCAGAGCTTGATCTTTGTTATTCAGAATGTGACGTTTGTTTTTCTCAAACCGCTACAAGTCATCAGCTTCGTCAAAATAAACGTGCAATGATTAAATTTCAAAAAGAAGTAGATGGTTTACTGAGTTCTATAGAGGTTAAGCGAATTCGTTTGTTGCTCGGTCTTTCAATAAAAGATGCTGGTGCAATTTTTGGTGGAGGCCCTGTCGCATTTTCCAAGTATGAGAATGATGACTTGATGCAAAGTATTCCAATGGATTCCGCGTTACGATTAGCACGCTCTAATCCGAGCGGGATAAGGGATTTAGCTAATGCTAGAAATATTACTTTGTTACCATCTAAGCAACCTGCAATTTCAACTAGCCTTATTCGATTCCCGGAAAGCGAATCAGTAACTGAACCTATCGTTACTCTAAGTGGTATTAATGAATTTAATAGTATTGCAATTAATTTTGATGTACTAACAAACAAAAGTATTGTAGAGGTATATTCTCGTGTCCAGTAAAAACATAAAACTTGAAAAAGTAGAAAATCTTCAGCATAAAAAAGGTATAGATCATCAAACAATCTATGCTGATAAAATGAGTAGTTTGGCAATGGGTGCGAATGTAGCTCGTTTAACTTTCGGCTTAGAAGAGCCACATCTCCAGCAATTAAATGAAAAATTAACTCTTATAATGCCTACAGCTTCCCTGCTTGAAATGATTGAAATACTTACACAGTCCTTAGATAATCCAGCATTGAAATCAAACCTATTACAAGAAATTGAGAAATTTAAAGCAAAATTATAATTTCATTTTGTTTCCATAACCCACCCCAGTGGTGGGTTTTCTTTTGTCTATTAAAACACAAAAATTAGGTATTTCTAATTTTATTAGGAACACCTATTGACTTAATAATTAGGTTTACCTAATATTTATCTCACAGAGAACAAAAAAGCACACCGCCCTCCCCAGGTCCGATGTGCTTTTGCAAACTGCGAGATCAATTATGAACGTAAAAGCTACCCCTTTCAACTCCTTTGCATTTGTCAGCATGGCTGCTCTTGCAATCTCTGGTGGTTCTTTAGTTGCTTGCCAGCTACAACCAGCTTTCCAAACAAAAGAAGCACCTACTCTTTTTACCCCTAAAACACAACCAAGTACTTACGGTGTGTTAACCGCGAAAATCACAGGTAAACATTCTGGCGTTGCTGTCATCAAATTAGATAGCTTCCGTTTAAACGTTAGCTTTGATTTTGAAGCCTATCCAGACAGCTACGGCGTTCCAGGTTCTGAATTCACCGCTGTTGATATTACTCAACTCACAGTAAATGAAATCACTGACATTAACGGTAAGTCATATAACGATTTCACCGAATTTGAAGACATCCGAAACATCAATGGCCTTCTAAAAGGCTTCATCGAACGTAACAAGTTGGTGGAGGCTGAACATGTCTAATTTCAAAAAGCACCCTGACGGCTACAAGTCATTTTTAGGCCGTGATGATAAGGGCCTCTACTCTGTTCGCATTGGCTGGCAAGTGTACGCATCTAATGCTAATGGCTCAGTTCTTTACAAAGTTAAAGACGGAGTTAAGACGCCTTTAAATGTGTTCAGGTTCCAAACTTCTTATCCAAAAGTTTGGAATGAACTCACGCAAGAAATCGATTTTCAGCGCAGAAAGCAGCTCGCTATAAAACTGCGTGAAACAAATATCCCTACTTATGACCGCAAAAACTATAAGCGTTCTCGCGGCTTCACTGGCTCAAGATAAGGATAAGAATAATGGCTCTACCGATTATTACTGCTGACCAAACTTTATTGGTTCAAGCAATTATTGTGTACCTATACGCTGATCCGGGTTTAGGTAAATCATCGATGGGCTTTACTGCGGAAAAAGCAATTTCTTTTGACTTTGACCGTGGTGCTCACCGTACTGGTGAATTACGTCGTGGTGCGGTTGTACAGGTTCAACAATGGAGTGATGTTGCAAACCTTACGCCGCAGGACTTAGCACCATATAAAACCGTTGTCATTGATACCGTGGGTGCAATGCTTGAATGCATTAAAACCCACCTGTTACTTACGGCAAATAACCGTCAAAAAGATGGTTCTTTAAAGTTAAAGGCTCAAGGTTTAGCGAACCAAACGTTCAAGCAATACATCAATACTTTGATCAGTTTAGGTAAAGACGTTGTTTTCATTGCACACGCATCAGAAGATCAAAACGGTGATCAAATTATTTACCGCCCAGATCTAGGTGGTAAAAACCGTAACGAGCTTTACCGTATCGCAGATGTCATGGGTTATCTAACAACTGTTACTACTGGTGAAGGTAAAAATGCCCGCGTTATTAATTTCAAACCTTCGCCTACACATCATGCGAAAAACTCAGGTGCTTTAGGCGGTGAAACCGGTGAAGTATGGGTACCTGATCTTAAAGCACACCCTACTTTCTTGGCTGACCTGATTACTCAAGCTAAAGATCACATTAACACCTTAACGCCTGCACAACTTGCAGCAGCTAAAGCCCAAGAAGAGCTAGAAAACTGGAAACAAAGCTGTGAGGAAGCAGAGCATGCAGGTGACCTTAATCAATTAACTGAGTCGCTTGATAAAGAACACATGTATTACCAGAACATGCGCCAAGCAATGTTAATGAGAGCTAAAGCATTGAATTGCACGTTTGATAAGCAACGTGGCACTTGGATTAGTCCACCTGAATTTAACGGTATCTCAGATCAACAAAGAGATGAACTTCAAAACTTTATTGCTGAACGTGGCCTCGATGTGAAAACAGTTTGTGAACACTTCGGCATAGATGCCCTTATCCAAATTGAAGCAGCAAAACTACCAGCAGTTAAACAAGACATTGAAACATTAGCTAAAACGGGGATGACAGCATGAAAATACTAAATAAAGTTGAAGCTAAACTTGCTTGGGCCAACGGTGAATTACTTTTAGTAAATAATACTGAGCGTAATGGCTGGGAACCATTTAACCCTTATGACTTTGGCTTTGATGTTTTTGATAAATTCGAATTTCAATTAAAGCCTAGAACTATTTTTATTGGCGAATTTGAGGTACCTGAACCATTAAAAGAAGCGCCTGCTAAAGGTTCTACTTGCTCTTACCCAAGTCCAACTGTTGAATTAGGTGTGCAGCAGTTTAAGTGGAATGGTTCAAAAGGACAATTACGCATGCTTCAGCATGGCCAAGTCCACTCAAGTTTTGATAATGCTTTTGCTCATTGCTGCGCAATTATTAAAGTCAGTGGTGGTGAGTTTGCTGAAGATATGCTCAAACTTCTGAACAAGCCAACTGATGAAGTTGAAGAAGAAAAGCCTTTAGAAAATGAAGTTGAGAAATCACCTCAGGTTAATACTGAAAAAACAGTAATTGAAGAGCCTACTAAAGATTTAAAAGAGGATCTCGATAGTGCAATTGTTGTTACTGAGGGGCCTTATGTTTCATCATCCGAGGATCTATTGGTTCCAGAAACTAACGAGCCTAAAGTTGATCCAGAATATCAGCAAACCCTAGATACTCTTCTACAGCGTGTAAAAGAGTCAAAAACACCTGCAGAAGTAAATGCGGTTTATCGTTATACCCGCACATGGGATGACGAACAAATGAAGCCTATCCTTCTCGCCACTCACAAACGTCTTGAAGAGCTAGAAAAAGAAAAGGCATCTGCTAATGAGCCACCCTCTTTAATGGTTCAAATCCAAACTGCACCAGACCTTACAACGCTAGATGCTTTGGAAATAGACGTGGCTGCACGAGATCCGCAGATTCAACCGAAGCTAATGGGGTATGTGAGAAAACGCCGCTATGAATTAGAGAATCCTACACCTACTCAACAAGAATCTACCCCTGATTATTTATTAGTGGACGGTTTCTAACATGAAAGATCAGTACAAGAAAGTGGGCCAAAAACACATGCTTGGTTTTATGTACTACTTGCAATTGCTGGGCTATGTAATAGTCCGGCAAGGCATGGATCAAGCAATGTTTCTAACCAAGCATTATGCGGTACCAGTCGCTTGGCGCCGCATAACGATCGACTATCACAACCGATTAAATAAACCTGCTCAGCAACTTTATAAAGAGTTTGTTGAGTGGACTAAAGAAGAATATTTGAGGGCGTAGGAAATGATTGATTTAAAAACAAAACAAGCTTTTTGGTCTGAACAATTACCTTTCTTTAAAGAAAAATATTGGATTCCCGGACATCTAGATGTACTCGAATTTGATATGAATGCTGGTTGTTTTGATATTGCTGAAGGCGTCAAAACTGATCTAAGTGAAGAAGACCTTTTTGATATTTACCATCGTGTAAATAGTGGTTGGGCAATGTGGAAAAAAGCCGTGAATTTCATGAAATCCAAAGTTCCAACGTGGATTAGCGTGAATGATGAATTGCCACCTACTGACATAATGGTACTTATTTGTTGGGCAGATGCTCCTGATGTCACCCCAGAACAAGACTATATGACTATTGATGAGGATTTAAATAGCGTATGGGCAAACTATCAAAATGATCCACCTTCACATTGGATGCATTTTCATAGTGTGCCAAACGTATCGGGAGCTGAACAATGAGCATAACACTTAGCGGTCATCAACTAAAAAGCCTTCTCGAATTTGTAAATCCAGATGGTGAGAAAGATTTAGATCAACTTGATACTGAACTAACAATTAAATTCTTTGAAGATGGCCACAGTGGAAAAGGCTATTACTTTTGGATGACCGAATATCCAGAAGAAGGTGCAATGAAGTTGGATATTGAATCGGGAGCTGAGGGATGAGTGAATTAGAAATACTTGAATCAGCACCCAAAGATGCTACCCATTATTTTCTTGTGCCTAATGGATCTGGTGAACCTTATTACGTTCTTGAAAAAGAAAAAAAGTTCTACTGGTTTCACGGTCAGGATGAAATAACTAAGCCACACATTTTAAGTTGGATTAAGTCAATTGAATCACTGAAAGAAGTTAAAGCGGAAAGTAAGGAGGGCTAATGTGGATAAATATCTGACATCTAACAATGTGTGTGAGATGTTTCATATTACTAAACGCACACTTAATCGGTGGGAAATTAACACACCTTGGGGGATTCCATTCCCAGCCCCGGCATTAAGTTCTGAGGGCGGAACAATGAAAAGATACCTCGCTACTGATGTAATGAAGTGGGAGGAAGAATGCCAGCAAAAGAAGCAACTAAAAAAAGCTATATAA